ATCTACACATAAAAACCATCCATCAAATGTATGGATACGAAATTGTGTTTTTAATTATCAATGGGCTTGGCTATTATTATTTAATTTACTTAGTGAGTATAGTAAAAGGTATGGTAAAGTTCATGCAACACAAAGATTAAGAGATCCATTGTCTCAATTCCCTAAGAATATATGTCGTGACTCTGTACATACAGAACCACCTCAATGTATGCCTGATGAATACAAGGTAGAGAATGACAGCATACAAGCCTATCGTAATTATTATATGGGAGAGAAAGCATACTTTGCTAAATGGAATTACACAGCACCACCTAATTGGTGGCAACCAAAGGAGATAGTAAATGGCAGATGAAGAAGTAGAAGTACAAGAACCTGATGAAAAAGATTTAAGAATCAAGGCTCTTGAATCAGAACTAGCACAGCATAAGAAGCTATTTGATTTACATAGGGCTGTACTAGAACCTTATGCAAGTAAGATAATGAAAGACATGGTGTCTAAACTAGAAATTAATATAAAGGAGAAGTGATATGGCAGCTAAAAAGAAAAGAGCAAGAACAAGAAGGGGTACTTACAAAGCTGACAATCCTAAGACCCCGACTATTAATGAAGCATATACAGCTAGTATTCTTGAAGGTTATCAGAATACTATGAAGCAATACTTTACTCTATACTAGGAGATATAAATGAGTGTCATTGAAGGAAAGGTATGGGGTAGTACATCCCCTATACTACAGTCACCAGCAGTAGAGATACATAGGATCAGTGTTAATAAAGATGGGTATTGTTCTCAACATAAACATCAATCTAAGATTAATATGTTCTATGTAATCTCTGGTTGGTTAGAGATACAGAGATGGAAAGACTATGGACTGTGTGACAGCACACATCTTCATGCTGGAGAAACATCTATAGTACCAGCAGGTGAGATGCACAAGTTCATAGCTCATAGAAATACAGAAGCCCTTGAGATTTATTGGGCTGAGTTAAACCATAATGATATAGTAAGAGAAAATGTAGGAGGAGTAGGAGAATGATATTTTTAATATGTTTACTCATAACTACTGGCCCAGTTTTGCTGGATGTAGCAGACGTAATACTTTATACAGGAGGGTAACATGGATTTAATTATACTATTACTAATGCTATTAGGAGGTTAGAATGTCCTTTATAATTGTACACGTACCTGTACCTAGTGATATAGAGTCATACTCTTGTATGCCTGATTTTACAGGAGAGAGTATAGAATATTTTGATACATCTCATGAAGCATTTGAATGTCTAGAAATTATGGGGTTAGAATTTGATGAAGACTTTAAAGTTATGAGGGTACATTGAAAAAATTATTATTGATATTATCTTTATTGCTTACTGTATCTTCAGCACAAGCAGACGAAATGGATTGCTTGGTTGAAGCACTCTATCATGAAGCTAGATCAGAAGAGATAGTTCCTATGATAGCAGTAGGCAATGTTATTATGGAAAGAGTAAGATCAGAGAGGTTTCCAAATACAGTATGTGAAGTAGTACATCAAGGAAAGTATTGGAAGTATGCACCAATACTTAATCAATGTCAGTTCTCATATTGGTGTGATGGTAAGCCAGAAAAGTTTAATGATATGGAAGCTCTTTATAAGAGCATGGAAGTAGCCAGTATGGTGTTTCAAGGTATAGTATTGAAACAAACTATGGGTGCTACTCATTATCATGCTAGTTATGTCAGACCTTTCTGGTCTTTATCTTCTCGTTTTAAATTATTAGAGCAGGTAGGCACACACTTATTCTATATTGACATAAAGAAGTAATAGGAGTATAATATGACTACTGTGGATAAGCTACATAAACACGTTGAGATTTTAAACAAACAGTTAGAAGAAAAAGAAAAAACAATTAAAGATTTAAGACAGGAATTAGAAAAATTTAATTATAAAAAAGCAAATCAAAGTTGGGTTGAGAATGACTAAAAATTTATGGGAAAGAGAAAGAAGTAATGTATTCAAGTACTTAGTTAAACAGTATCTTGAGGAGGGTTACGATATTAAAGAAGCAAAGTCTTTAGCAAAGGCTGAAGCTGATGAAGTTATGTTAGACAAAGAAAGTTTTGTTGAAACATTATGGGGAGATCATTATAGAGATGTCTAAATGGAAAGTAATTTTACCTAAAGAGATTGGAAATATAACTTTAGGAATATTTAATTCAAAGAAAGAAGCTGAAGAAGAAGCCTACTACAGAAGAAGTCTAGCAAAAATATTTGCAGATCCTAAACAAAAATTTAAATACAAAGTTTGTAAGGTTAATTAGTTCTCTATAGAGGGAGTACTTACGTACTCTATAGAGAACGTAATTAAAGGAGATTGCTATGCTTAATCCACCACCCTACAAATCTAAACCACCTAAACGTAGGTCGTTGACTGATGCTGGTAGATGTAATATATATCTTGAGGATGAGATGCCACGTATAGGTTCTGGATATAGGTTACTATGGTTTAAAAGATCTAGAAAGTGGACACACTTTTCAGATATGTGGGGAACATCTGGTAAGATGCTAACCAAAAAGTTTGATCGTAGAAAAAGAATTGCAATTATAAAGGAGCAATCTAATGGCTGATAGTAAAATGGTTAAACATATGGCTTGTCCTAAGTGTAACTCAAGTGATGCTAATGCATTGTATGAAGATGGACATTCATATTGTTTCAGTTGTAAAACTAGATTTGGAGCAGACATGAAAGAAGAAGCAAGGGTTGTACCAATGACTAATGAAGCTAGTCCTACATTGAAAACAAAAGGTGAGGTAACTAATATACCTGACCGACACATCAGTAGAGATACTGCAAAAAAGTATAATGTTCAGACACAAAAGTATGGATCAACTACCACTCACCATATCTATCAGTACTATGATAAAGACAACAATCATATAGCTAATAAAGTTAGGGAGACACAGAATAAAAAGTTCTGGTCTGAAGGTAATATATCTTCTGCTTGTCTCTTTGGTGAGAACATTTTCTCAGGTGGTGGTAAGTACATCACAGTATGTGAAGGTGAGATTGATGCTATGTCTGCCTACGAATTGATGGGTAGTAAGTGGCCTGTTATCTCCATTAAGAATGGAGCAGCATCAGCAGTAGATAATTGTAAGCAATCGTTAGAGTATTTGAATACATTTGAAAATATTGTACTCTGTTTTGATAATGATAAGCCGGGGAGGGAAGCATCTAAATTAGTTGCTCAACTGTTTGAACCTAACAAATGCAAGATTGTAAATCTTGAGTTGAAAGATGCTAATGAATATCTTAAGATGGGTAGAAGAGAAGACTTCACAAAGATATGGTGGAATGCCAAGCCTTATACACCAGCAGGTATAGTTAATCTAGCTGATCTAGGTGATAGATTATTTGAAGAGGACTATTGTGAGACTTGTCTTTATCCTTGGCCTAAGATGAATGAGAAGACCTATGGTATGAGAACTGGTGAACTAATATGCTTTACCAGTGGTGCTGGTATGGGTAAGAGCAGTATCATTCGAGAGCTTATGCATCATATTATGTCGAATACTTTAGATAACATTGGTGTCTTGGCTATGGAAGAGAATACCAAGAATACAGCATTCAATATCATGAGTGTTGAAGCTGATGAAAGATTATATATTAGAGAGATTAGAGAAAGATTTAGTAAGGAACAGCTACAAGGTTGGGCTGATAAGACTATTAACTCTGGTAGGTTCTTTGCTTTCGATCACTTTGGTTCTATATCCAACGATGAAATACTAGATCGTGTTCGATATATGGCTAAAGCACTAGACTGTAAGTGGATATTTCTAGATCACCTATCTATTCTGGTATCAGGACAAGAAGATAATGGTGATGAAAGAAAGTCTATTGATATTCTAATGACCAAGTTAAGATCACTGGTTGAAGAGACAGGTATAGCTTTACTACTTGTATCTCACTTGAGAAGACCAGCAGGAGATCGAGGTCATGAGGATGGTAGAGAAGTATCTCTATCCCACCTACGAGGTTCAGCTTCTATAGCTCATCTATCTGATAGTGTGGTTGCTTTGGAACGTAATCAACAAGCTGAAGATGAGCATGAAGCTAACACTACTACTCTTCGTATTCTTAAGAATAGATATACTGGAGATACAGGAGTAGCTTGTTACTTGCATTACAATAAAGAATCTGGTAGAATGACCCAAGTTGATAACCCATTTATGGAGAATGAAAATGAAGAATAATCGAGCTAAGTTTGACAAAGCAGAGTATGATAAGTCTAATCCTATAGCTATAGCTGCTATGGAAGGATGGCTTTCAGAAAAGATACCTGATTTAATTATAGATTCAACTGAAGATTATGGTTTTGATATTAGAGGTACTATTAATGGAGGTGACTCTAGAACTTTCTATGAGGTAGAAATAAAATATGGTTGGACAGGGGAGTGGCCTGAGAACTGGACTGAGTTACGAATACCCTATAGAAAGAAAAGATTAATAGACAAGTGGAAGAAAGATTATAAAGATGATCTATTTACTTTCGTTGTATTCAGAAAAGATCTAAAGAAAGCTTGGCATATACCAGCAGATGTGGTAGAATCTAGTCAGGTTAAAGAAGCTCCTAATAAAAATGTAGAAAAAGGTGAATTGTTTTTCCATATTAATGTAAAAGATATTTATCAAGTGGATATGACATATGACAACAGCAGTAGTTGATATTGAAACAGATAGCTTTGATGCAACCAAGATACATTGCATAGTAGCTAGTTCTGTTTCTGGTAAGCAGAAGGTATGGGTTGGAGAGGAGTGTGTCCAGTTTGCAGATTGGTCTAAACAAATAGATCAATTCATTATGCATAATGGAGTAAGCTTTGATGCACCCATACTAAATAGATTAACTGGCTCTAATATAAAGCTATCTCAAGTAAGAGATACTCTTATTGAGTCTCAACTATACAATCCTATTAGAGATGGTGGTCATTCTCTACAATCATGGGGAGAAAGACTTGGTTATAATAAAGGAGAATGTAATGATTTTAAGACGTTCAATGAAGACATGCTTCAGTATTGCATCCGTGATACGGAACTTACTAGGAAGCTTGCTCATAAGTTATCGGCAGAAGGGAAGATGTTTTCATCCAGATCATATGAACTTGAAAGAAAAGTCAGAGCAATAGTAGATCAACAAGAGAAGAATGGTTTTGCTTTTAATATACAAAAAGCTACAGTCTTTTTATCTCAACTTGAAGATGAACAACATAGACTTGAAGAACAAGCACAAGAAATGTTTGAACCTACAAAGGTAGAGTTAAAAACTAAGACTAAATATATACCATTTAATATTGCCAGCAGAAAGCAGATAGCAGAACGTCTGATGGAGAGAGGGTGGAAGCCTAAGAAGCATACAGAAAAAGGTAATGTAATAGTCTCTGAAGATATATTATCTAAACTTGATATGCCAGAAGCACAGATGTTTAGTAGATACTTTCTATTACAGAAACGTACTGGACTACTTAAGTCTTGGATACAAGAGTGTCAAGAGGATGATCGTGTAAGGGGTAGAGTAATGACCCTACGTACTGTTACTGGTAGGATGGCTCACAATAGTCCTAATATGGCACAAGTACCAGCTACCTATAGCCCTTATGGTCAGGAGTGTAGAGAGCTATGGACAGTATCTAATCCCGATACCCACGTTCTTATAGGTACAGATGCTAGTGGTCTGGAGTTACGTTGTCTTGCTCACTATATGGAAGACCCTAAGTTTACCAAAGAAGTTCTTACAGGTGATGTACATACAGCTAATATGCAAGCTGCTGGACTATCAAATAGAGATCAAGCTAAGACTTTTATCTATGCTTTTCTATATGGTGCAGGGCCAGCTAAGATAGGTACTGTTGTAGGTGCTGGTGCTAAAAGAGGTCAGCAGTTAATCACTAACTTTTTAAGAAATATGCCACAGTTAAAAAGACTTAGAGATAATATTACTAAAGCTTCACAAGTAGGAACAGTTAAAGCTTTAGATGGTAGACAGTTACATATCAGATCTAGCCATGCTAGTCTTAATACTTTACTACAAGGAGCAGGAGCTATTATATGTAAGCAGTGGCTTGTCCATATGGATGAACGTATTAGAGCTAAAGGAATTGATGCAAAGCTAGTAGCATCTGTCCACGATGAATACCAATTTGAAGTAAGTAAAAAAGATACTACTATCTTTGGACAGATAACTAAAGATGCTATGAAAGATACTGAAGCAACACTTGATGTTAAGTGTCCATTGGATTGTGAATATAAGGTAGGAAATACATGGGCAGAAACTCATTAATAATTTTTTATTCGTTATTATTTTTTTTAATGTTGGCTACGTTTGTTGTATCTTAATAAATAGTTACCTATATAGTAGTTCTTACGAACTATATAGGTAACGTATTTAGTATGTTGACACTTAGTTATAAGTATGATATACTTACACATCAACAATTAGAGGAGGATGTTTTCACTGAAATTTAAAAGTTAATCAAGCAAGTTATTATCAAATGTTATTATCAAATTTTGAAAGGATTTTTAAAATGTCTGTTATTTCTGGAGAAGCCTATTGGGCACATGTTATTACACCAAACACCAAATTCAATCCCGATGGTGAATGGAGTATAGAAGTTTGCAATCTTGATGCTAAGAATAAAAAGGTTGCAGAAGGTGATGGCCTTACCATCAAAAATAAGGATGACGATAGAGGAGACTTCGTTACCCTTAAGCAGTATGCACGAACTAAAGATGGTTCACCACGTAAGATATCTGTAAAGGATTCTCAACGTAATCCTTTTCCTAATGATAAGCTTATTGGGAATGGCTCTAAGGTTAATGTATCTTATTTTCCTAAAGAGTATACAGTCTATGGTGGTGGTGTTAAGGGATACCTTAATGCTGTGCAAGTAGTAGACCTAGTTGAATACAAAACGGATGACTTTGACGTTGTTGATGGATATACTAATCAAGACGTTGGAGAAGTTCCTTTTGCCTCGTAAACCCTAAAGGAGACTTGGGGGTGGGTACTTATTTACTCACCCCTATTTTTTTGCCATGAAAAATATTGATACATTAGTTGAAGATATTTATAGTTTATTCTCTCTCGATCCTATTGATATGAAAGAGGAAGAAGTTGATAAGCATATAGATACTTTTGGAGAAATGCTGAAGGTTCATATAAAAGAATTTATGTATGAGAAACCTAGAGCTTATGGCAATCTTAGATTGTCTCAGATAGGTAAACCTGATAGGCAGTTATGGTATGACGTTAATACTAAGAGAGATGCTATACCCTTAACTGCTAGCACTCGAATTAAATTTTTATATGGATATATACTTGAAGAATTATTATTGCTTTGCTCTTCTATATCAGGTCATAAAGTAGAAGATCAGCAGAAAGAAGTTGAAGTTGAAGGAGTTAAAGGTCATCAAGATTCTATGATAGATGGTGTTCTTGTTGATTGTAAGAGTGCTTCTTCGTCTAGCTTTCAAAAGTTTAAGACTAATAACTTATTGGAAGAAGATCCCTTTGGTTATATTGCACAGATATCAGCTTATGCAGAAGCTAATGGTGTAGATGAAGCTGCATTTCTAGCAATAGATAAATCCACTGGAGAGATATGTCTTAGTAAAGTACATTCTATGGAGATGATCAATGCCAAGGAAAGAGTTAAGCACCTTAAAGAAATGGTTGAGAGAGACTCGATACCTGATAGGTGTTATTCTCCTGTACCTGATGGTAAGTCTGGTAATCTTAAGTTACCCTTTGGTTGTGTTTATTGTGGTCATAAGAGAGAGTGTTGGTCAGATACTAACCAAGGAAAAGGTATCAGGGTCTTTCAATATGCAAAAGGTAAACGATATCTGGTGCAGGTTGGTAAGGAGCCTGATGTTCAAGAAGTAGTTAATTGGTAATGCATTGGAAGTATTCTAAGAAGCCCGATCTAACACAGTTCGGGTTTGTTTATTGCATTACTAATACTAAAACTAATAAAGCTTATGTAGGTTGTAAGCAGTACTACAACTATCGTAAGTATAAAAAGAAAACTAAGAAGACTGAATCTAATTGGAAAACTTATATGGGTTCAAGCAAACATCTTATTGAAGATATTAATAAGATAGGTAAGAAACATTTTAAGTTTGAAATTATTGCAGAGTTTAAAAATAAAAGGAGCTTAAGATATTATGAGTGTTACTATCAAATGAAGTATAATGTTTTAGCTTCTGTATTGGAGGGAACAGATGAACCAGCCTTTTACAATAACTATGTAGGAGGTAAGTTCTATAGACCTGTTCAAGAGTATGATGAAGATTGACACGAGTGTATCTTCAGAACACTTATATGATCTTACTGAAAAAGATCCACATAAAAGTTTATATATAGCTGTTATTGTTCAAGCATTAATAGATGTATCTAAACCAATAAAAGAAAAAGAAGATAGTAAAATAACTTTACATAGGGATCAAGCTCATGCTTGGTTCTTTACATCAAGTGGTGTTACCTGTGAAGACTTTGAAGCTATATGTTATTATGCAGGGCTACCACCATCCAAGGTTAGAACATTTGCTTACGAGGTAATTCAATCAGGAGATTCAGACAATGTTAGAAGAAAACTACAAAAATTTATCTAATCCTTTAGATACTCAAGTTGGTGGAGATCACTATAAGGGGTGTGGTATTCAACCAGTAGAGTATATTCATGCAAATAATCTTGACTACCTAGAGGGTAATGTGATAAAATATATTACTCGACATCGTACTAAAGGTGAAGGTAAGAAGGATATTGAGAAAGCAATACATTATGCAGAGTTAATATTGCAGATGCATTATCCAGAGGAAGAAAAACAACAAGAATTATTTAACAATCTAATAGGGGAAAGGGGTAGGCATGTTTAAATCAAATAGAAATCCACAGTTCAGATCTAAATTTAGTGAAGATATATTTTACACCAAGTATTCTCATGAGGGTGCTGAGACATTTCATGAACTGGCTTGTACATTAGTTGAGGATGTATGTCAGGATAAGTTATCTAAGGATGATAAGGAAGCTCTGATAGATCATATATCTAATCTTAGATTTATTCCCGGTGGTCGTTACCTTTACTATGCAGGTAGAGAGAAGAAGTTCTTTAACAACTGCTATCTACTTAAAGCAGAAGAAGATACTAGAGAGGATTGGGCTGATCTATCTTGGAAGTCTGAGTCCTGCCTTATGACAGGTGGTGGTATTGGTATAGATTATTCTGTCTATAGACCTGAAGGACAAACCCTCAAGGGTACTGGTGGTATATCCAGTGGCCCGATACCTAAGATGCAGATGATTAACTCTATAGGACAGAAGGTTATGCAAGGTGGTAGTCGTAGGTCTGCTATCTATGCTTCTCTTAATTGGCAACACGATGATGTAGATAAGTTTCTTAAAGCTAAGAACTGGTTTGATATGCCTGTTGGTAATACAGGTAAAACTTTATTTGATATTAAGCAGGATGATTTTAATTTTCCTGCACCACTAGATATGACAAACATATCTGTAAACTACGATACCGAATGGTTGTTAAACTATTGGGAGAAAGGAGAGATAGGAGATGTCTT